CCTATCTCTGCACCTAAACGATCTGCATCGGTGTCTAAAATGTTTTCCATTCTACCCGCATAGTCATACCCAAAGTTTCCATCAAGTACTCCCTCCATCTTCTTGGCCATATCAAGGTCAGCTTGACCATTAATGACATTCTCCATCTTTCTTGCCATTCCAACATCCGCTCCTCCCCTTCTCTCGGCATCACGGATCATGGCATCAGCAAGAAGGTCACCTCGTTGCTGTCCGAGTTGTGAACGAATCATGGCATTTGCCATATTCTGACCTGTTCCTGTGCCCTGCCCTACGGTTGCAGACCTTATGCCTCGTTGATCTGCATTGGCGGAGTTTTCAATATTTGCACCAGCGGCTAAAGCTTTTGCTCTTTCTGCCTGCTGGATTCGATCTGCGGCACCATATTCTGCATCCCTAGTGTCCCTAAATCTACCACCTAGTTCACTGTAAACATCTCTAAGTCTATCCCTTGTATTGCCAAGTCTACCCTCAAGCTCTCTGTTTAATCCAATACCCGCATCACGAGTGTCAGCAAATCTACCTTGTAGTTCTGTGTTTTGATCACGCTTGATTTGCTCAAGTTGAGATAACTCATCGAATGCAGAATTTGTCAGCCCAGTTTGTAAAGCCTTTGAATCCCTTAATGCATTGGCATAGTTTGATCCTTCGGATAATACATCATCTACTAATCCTTGATTGGACATAGCAGTAATCATATTTAGATCCTGCTGATCTCCTGCTAGGTCATTAAATCCGTCTTGAAATTGTCTATACCTACTCTCCAAACCACCGGGTCCACGATCGTAAACCGATCCAAGCTCGGACATTGCATCCAAGTTCATGCCCTTCATGCGATCTAGCACAGGCTGAAAATCATACATTCTTTGATCCGCAGACCCTAAATAATCATTCGCATATTTACCCGTGTTATTAATGGTATCATTAATAGTGTCCCCACTCTCCCTTAACCATCTAGGAAATGGATCCATATCCTGACCGCCCAAAGAAAAACCATCTTCATATGTATCATCTCCCGGCGAAGCCAGTAGAGTTTGCATACGTTCTGTATCTGAGGGATCAAGCAAGCCTGACTTTCCTCGACTAACAAGATTGGTCATTAACCCTCGTTGATTTGCTATATCGTCCGTGCTCAAATTTGCTGCCCTATCTTTTGCGGCGTTCGCCTGGTAATCAGCTCTTGCTTTCGCTATATCCTCTCGCTGTTTTTGCCTACCACTTGTATCGCCTGAGTTGTTTTCTATTACCTTGTCACCAATCGTCCAAAGTAGTGCACCAGGTAATCCGCCCCCTGCTAGACCGACCGCAGTACTCGCAAGGTCGTCCCATGTTGCATCACTAATTCCAAAAGTTTTAGAAGAATCAATCCCCAACCAATCGTCCTTGACTGTATTTAATGCACCACCGAGGAATGTTTTATTCTTCATTCCAAGGAACTTATTGTCATCAATCCCCATGATGTCATCTACGATCTTCTTCTTGATCCACTTGAAGATTCCGTAAGAAGGCACATCAGGGTCACCTTGCTCCTCGACTCCCGGGATAATGGTAGCACCCGAACCACCAATCGACTTAAGGATATCCTCCTCAAGTGGATTTAAGTATGCAATTCTTTCCTTACCGAACTTCCCGTCTACCGGGGCACGTTCGTTGAGTAATTTAGCAGCTTTTTGATACTTGTCCATGACGGGATCGTCCCGTCATTCTAGGCGGACGGAGGCGTTGGCCAGGAATCGGAATCAGGCAGGAGTAGACCGCCGCTAATAATATCCCTTAATTGCTGTCTGTATAATGCCCACTCCGCTTTCTTTGCATCAGGTAAAGGTGAATCACTTGCTTGAGTCCAGTCAGAAGCTGAAAGCAGTTGGTTCCTATGTGCCCTCATTTTACCCATATGATATATTGGAGGAATTGAAACCTTAGGTGGCTCTATAACCTCGGTATTGAAACTTATATTTTCGCTCATAATTACAGTAATAAAAATGTTGTATCTGGGGTGGCTTGCCTTGTTGCTGCTCCATCAACGTAGATGTCTTGATTTGAGTGACGGGCTACAATATATCGAGGGTCCCCATTGGAATATTGATTTAATTCGCCACTCGTATCTTGATACACTGGCATCTCAATGTAGTTATAGACTGGAGCAAATAATCCAACAGATGACGCTGTTTCATTATTTGCACCTGGGTAACCTAAGTCCCTGTCGTGCCTTAAGTAATTGCCGAGTAAGTTGTATTCAAGATTTATTCCGTCATTAGGTGCAATACCACTAAAGTTCACACAATTGTACAGACCCCTAAACTCAATGGCTGGGTAGAATTTCTTAGCGGTGGTTGTTGTTGTCTCCGAAGATACAACATCGGGGTATGAATATACAGGAACAGTTACGCCCTGAATAGTTTTACTTCCTGCAAACTTCCAAAATACTGGCCTGAAACTCCCTCCTCCTTTTTGGCTTGGATGAATGGTTAGACCAGATTGATTCTCCATAATGGCAGTTTTGAATAGCCCGTTGAATACAATTCCATCTGTTGGAGTATAAATAGTGCACTGCGAGGTCGCTAAGTAAAATAAGGGCACAGCGTGATCCATGTCATTGGCCGAGTGAGCAGTTACATCTGACCTATTTGCCTCCATGGCTCCATTTATTGTAACGCGAGATCCATCATAAGCCTCTATGAGAGCTGTAAGGGGTGGCTGAGCCTCAATATTAAAAGCACATGTGTCGATGTACAGAAACGCAGCACCTTCTGCGGCAACTATACTAGAACATTGTGTATTTGAGTTTGATCGAATGTGGAAATTTACATTCATCAGCCATGTAAAGTTGCCCCTTTTACCCGTATATGCACCCCAGATCGGACGCACACCTACAAAATCTGTAAGAGTAAATCGAATATCGCATCTTGCGGGACCTCCGGTAATGGGGTCACCACTCCACCCCTGGATTATTATGTTCCTTCCATCAATGCGTGTTCCCCCTGATAATGTTTGATTAACTGTGCCAATAACTCGATAGGTTATCTGTATGGCATCATACCCAAAATGGTGATTAAAGTACTGTTGAGCTGTTACGAGATCGGGGAATGTTACCTGCGGGACAACCTGACCGGAGAAAACGCTAGTGGGATGCTCTGTTGTAAACTGTGCAGTTGTAATTAATGGGTAACCGGTTGCCCCCGTTGCGGAAATACGGAATATAAAGGACTGGGGGTGAATGCTACCGTAATCGTAATAATCTAGAGTCACGCCAGCACCTGTGGCAGAAATTACATTTCCTGAAATTGATATACCAGTACCTTGGGTGTATGTAGTGTTAGTGTCCGTGTCAGTCCAAGGAACCTCGACAAACATCTTACCACTAGCAAGTTCGACGGGATACTTCTTTCCGTTTTCAGAGTATCCAATTTTTACCAATCCTGCATCACTTGAAGTTGCGGTAGAATATGTGGTGTTGGTGTTACTCCAAGGTACATTAACAACTAATTGATCGGCAGAATTATGCTGTACTGCATAGGTTCTATTAGCTGTAGGTGTTACACTATTTGCGGCAGTGTTTTGCTGTGTGTTACTACCTAGCTTACTAAGGCCAGGAAGGGAGGAAGTAGCGGTACTGTAGGTTGTATTGCTCCAAGGAACATTAACAACTGCTTGGTTAGCGCTATTTAATTGTATTCCGTAAGTTCTGCCTGCGGTAGTTGAAACACTATTTGCGGCAACAGTTTGGTCAGTATTACTAAATAGCTCAATACCGCCAGGTACTGTATGAGTCGCAAGCGGGAGGCTGTAGTTATTTGCACCAGTTGCAATGCCGGAAAGTTTTGTTGTGTTAGTTCCGACCTCTCCAATAACTTCGTTTATTTTAGCCCGAAGGTTTTCAAAATTAGTATCAACATCATCGTGTGACATCGGAACCCCTGAGCTGTTAGCGCGCAGCTTGATGCCACTACCGGTTGAATTTAAGTTAGAACTGCCGTCGTTTGCTAATGTCTGTGCCATGTTACAATAATATTAGTGTTACAATTAAATTAGGTGCTAGATCCAAATAGGTCAAGCGTCCATGTTAGTAAAATTTATAAGAGTCCAGGAATGAGATTGGAGTTGTTGTTGGTTGAATTGATTTTTGCATTTGAGTTAAGAGCCTCATCAATCTGAGGTTTAATATTGGCGACCAATGCTCCTGTATCTAAAGATAAAGGCTTGTCGCCATCCACGGCATAAAGTACAGATGCGCCATCTTTTCGGAAAATCCTACCACCCGATATATTTACTGCTACCGTGCCAATGTTTTGAATTTTAATATCCGCAATAGCTTGGTCAATTTGGTAGTTACTACCATCAATTGCGCGTATTACATTAAACCACTTATCCACTCCATTTTGTGTGGTCTGTTGATACACGATGTATGCGTAGATTTCTTGAACGCTTGCTCCTCCATCTGACTCACTTAGGTCTACCCCCATAGGAGTGTTTGTGAAGTCTGCCGTCCATGCATTTATGGCACTACCATCTATGGCATTGGTGTTGTAAATAGTGTCTGCCTGTTGGTCTATGGAGAAATTTAGTCCTGCAGTTGTGGCAACACCAGTTGTTACAACAGGAATCATCGCTTCATCTCCTGTTACACAGGTTACACGAAGCCTTACAATATCTCCTACTGCAATCTCACTAGATGTATAAGTTCCATCTGTATCCACTAATGCTCCAGCGGTACCTGAAAGTTTTGTAGTAATAACCTCAGTATCTTTAGTTACATTGTATAACTGCAATCGTGATGTTGCTTCTATATTTTTTATCTCCCAAGGAAGAACCGTGGTCGCCCCAAATGTACCAATAACTTCTGCTCCATTAGATAAGGTGGCGGAACCCGAGGTACTTATATTACCCACAAATGTAGTGGCTTTGATTGTTAAAGTAGTGCCGCTAATCGCAAATACTGAACTTGCTGAAGCATCCACCACCACATCATAAGAGCCCGCGTTAATATTACTACCATTACGGGAAACAATAGTGGAGGTTTCACCTGCATAATTATCTACTAGGTATGCCTTTGCCTTGTTGTAGAATTTCTCTGGTGTATTAATTACTGAGTACGCATCCGTAGTTGCTCTTGTGTCAGTAATTAGTGCATCATCAAACAACACCCAATTAACAGCGAGTTCACCCAATCCTTTAAGTGCTTGTGTTGAGGTGGAAAATGAGTGCCCATAAGAGCAAAACTTAAATGTGAAATCGTCTGCATTAGAATTGGAATCAGACCTTCTGTCTACACGATAAAAGCCCCCAAAGTTAGCAGTGTCCCAGTCTGAGTAAGCGGGCCCTCTATTATCAGAACTGTTAACAGCCCAATATCCATTTGAACGAATGTGCATGCCATAGATTGTAGCTGCATCTGAATCACTAGAATTATACTCGTGTATTTGTACTCCTGTCAGAACTTCAAATTTTGCTATATCACCGCTTGCATCTGAAGTTTTACTATAGACCCCGGGGGTGCTGTAATCGTAAACCATATCACCATTAGCATTTACAACGCCTCTCGTTATGGTTGAATCACCTGAAGAGGCGTATCCGTTGGTAGTGTCAGAAGATTTACTTTTAAGAAATACTGCGTTTTTAGCGTATGTAGATGGATTGTCTTCCAAATATAATTTAACATCCTCAAGAGCCGTTCCGCTTGCGTCTTTAATATTAAATGATACTTCCTTCTTGATTGTGACTACACCACGCTGACCTGTATTGCCTCTAGTGTTACGCCACATCTTAACGACATCAGTTCCTGTAGCGGAGTTTATGACTTCGTACTCACGATGGGTCCTTCCATTCATTCCGTCTGAGCCAATGTCGTAGTCGTTAATATTCTGCGACACATCAAACTCTCGGAGTGTGTGTTCCGTTATGTTCCCTGTGTTGATTACCTCGCCAATAGACGAATTAGCAAACTTAAATGTAGCGTTGAAAGCTGGCAGCAACACAGCAACACCGTCAAATGTGCCATCGAACGATCCGTTGCTATTACCGAATGGATTACGCCACTCTAGTCCTGATGTAGTTCCCCGCCAAGTAGTACCTATAACATCAAGATTCATTGACCCCGAACAAGGTCTTCCCGTAAGTATCACACCGCCTCTGCCAACAAAATTTGAGCCACCGCCATTGCCACCCATACAAGCATCACTTGGATGCCAATTAGAAAGCCTAGCTCCCGCAAAGATTAAACCTGTGCTTTTAGAATTAGTAGATGTACCTCTAGTTGAATTAGTTCTAGTAGTCCCGTAGTAATAATAAGCTGGATTCGCATTCGTCCCGCTAATACTCATAGCGTTTACTGCATCAGCATTTGATAACCCTGCATTCGTGTGCCGTAGGATAAGTATCTCAGTATCTGGATTATGATACAATGTGCCTTTGATGACTATCTTTACTGTAGGTGCAATTTCGTAAACATCTATATGGTTTTCATTTATGTAGTGCGTTACACCCGTTAATCCGATTAAGCTACTAAGGTCATTCTCAGTTGTTCCTGATGTTAACTCTAAAACATTTCTATTACCCGATGAGTGGGAGGAAGCGTTGTAAGTCCAAGCCATTATGCGTAATCCTTTGTAATTGACTCTAAATTTCCATCAGAATCGTATGTTAAAGTTTTTGTAAGAGTAGTAACATCTGAGCCGTCTTTTTCTACTACGCTAGTTAGATTACCACTTGTATATGTAAACGCCTTCGTTCCTAATAATGGTCCTCCGGATTCATCTACTTTTGTGAGGGAGCTTCCACTTAAATTTAATCCTCCCCCTGTGGGGAATACACTTGAAGTAGCACCTGAGAGCATCTCTACAGTTACACCTTGTTGTGATTCTGCAGCAGTGATTACATCCGCAAAATTTAGGCTTCCACCTGGAGTATGGAAATACAAAATGGTACCTAGGATTTTCCATTCGTTTACTGTGGTTCCCCCGTTATTGCTTTGATAACCACCGCACATAGCAGATGTTACATTTGACACATCTGCATAACCTGAAAATGTTGTGCCAAGCTTTACCCTGGCAGAAGTTCCATTGTATGAAATATCACCATAATAATGTTCCGGTATTAGTGGAGTGGTGTACTTAGATTGGCCAGTAAGAACACCATTCGTAAATGTGTTCTCAGTATAGGAATCTTCTCCTGCGCCCGATGGCTCAGAAAGCACAACAATATTGCTACCACTCCGACCATATATCTTTCGGTCAGAGTAGTTGATTGCTATTTCAAATTCAGCGAGGTCGTCAGTACCGGGGGCAGAACCCCCAGTACTAGACCTCTTTGGAAGAATTTTAGCCAAACTTAGTAAGTTCCGCCGTCAACGGATTGAGTTGATTGGTCAAGAGCTGCAGTTGAGGAGAACCCAACAACAAATCCAGCGTCAGTTGAACCAGTAACAGTAAGGTCATTACCAGCTTCTGCGGTCACCCCAGAGTTAGTGTTATCAATCTTATCCCAGCCTGTGCCATTGTAGACAACTGAGTCATCAACATTAACAAAGAAAGCGGCTGAGTCAGCTGCGCCATTCTTTTTTACAAACCCTGCAGTGGTAATCTTGTAGTAATCACCATTTTTGGGAGATGCAGCTAAGGCAGTAGAGGAAGCGGCAGCAGCAGTAGATGCCTGTCCATTACCTGCGATTGAACCTTTGTAAGTAAAGGCAGACGTTAATGCGGTAGTAATCTTTGTATCAACTGCAATATCATCAATAAACTTGATTGCGGTTGTGCCATCACCGATAAACAATTCTTTATCAGCAGTGTTACAGGAGATTTCTCCGAGCGTTGAAGGTGCGGATCCACCAGTGGTGGTTTTCCGTTTAATTTTAATAGTAGCCATTGTATTGTGTGTTTTGTGATTAGTTTAGGAGAATACGCCTCCATCAATTTCTGTTTCTAAAGCTGTTACCCGGTCACTTGTTGTAGTTAAGGTGTCGCCAAGGTAATTTAATGCATCTTCTGTTGTGTGAATATGCGGAGGAAAGATAAGACCAGTGTTTGTCCAGTTAGTAGTCTCCATATTTTGGACATAGGGCAATGCACTCCATTGACTTACACCATCTCCAATCTTAAATTTTTTAACCGTAGTATCTACGGAAGGTTCCGCATCCATAAGAATTGGATCAGCGGCAGCCCATTCAGCCGTAGTTCCCTTGCGGAAACTTATCCTAGCAGTTACATGTCTACTTGGCTGTGGCATTATGTTACTTTAATATTAGTGTTACAATAACTCAAGCTAGTTTGTGTCTTCATATATATCTCTTACTTTTCGGTCGGCTCGTCCTATATCTAAAGAGTTATTGGTGTACGGAACTAGGCTTCCACTAGATGTGATTTCCCAAAACTGCATGAATCTAGCAAGCTGTTCGGCTTGTGCGTCGGTAAACTGATTGGTGACTTCAGATAATTGATTCCTCAGGGATTGGTTCTCAATCTGTAGTGAGGTTATTTGATCTTTTATGCGGTCAAGATTTTCCCTCGTTTCAACCCACCATTCCTTCATGTCTTTAGGGACAGCATCTTCCTCGGGAAACCTAACTTCTGTATCTTGCGCAAAACTTCTTATTACTGGATCACTCATCCTTGATTGTATGTTTGCGTAGCTGACCTGCTATCTATTCCACTGACCTCAAATGTTCTGCCAACTATCTTTACGGGATTATTTATAACAACCGGAGTTTCGGTTTCAAAGAACTCCTCTTGCGCATCAATGTAACCATCTTCCGCAAACACTTGATCTGAATACTCTAAGTCTGCGGTTACAATTATTTCATCCCTTATATAAGGTGCCCGCACATACATTGGTATTACATTTTCATCCACCAAATTATTAAGCTCCACATAGTCAATGTCCTTTCCATCGACCACCTCCATAGTTTCAATTTGCTCAGTTCCCTGAGGTGCAGAGCTTGTGCTTATCTTTACCCTTAGTGGGGTTGTTCCGTACTTACTGGATAGCTCAAGCTGATAAGACCTCACCTCTTTATCGGAAAAAGAATCACCAAAATCAATTAGTCCACTCTTAAGCCTAGATTCATAACCAAACCCTAGTCTATTATATACTCTATAGGGTTCTCGCTCGCCAATCTTTGGCGGGCCGTATCCATATCTTACTAATACTCCCCCGTAATTATAGTCTTCCCTGTATTGAGTACCGGGATACACAAAATTATTATCATTAGCTTGATGGATGCCCATAATGAACCAAGCTTCCTCTGGTCCTACCCTATTGTGTTTTGGTTTTCTTATGTAGGAGGATGCAGTAAAGGATGCATCTATGGTTGATAATGTATTACTAATGTAGTCATAAGCAATAGTTCCCCACTCGAGTTCGTTGTTTTCCTTTCTTCCGACTGGGCAATTAATAAATATTTCACGAGTTATCGGGTTATCTACCGCATAAATATACTCAGACAATTCCGGTGGAACAGATTGCCAAAACGGTGGTCCAATTTCAAACATGCTAATCGGCTTAGGTTCAGTAGATGATCTAGTAATGGAATATATCCCACTATTCCCCATGAATATATGTTGCTTCCCATCCACATCAATAATCGTGTGCCTAAAGTCAGCCACCCTTCCACCCTTGTACCTAGGTTCAATCGCAAAGGGAACTTCTTGACTGTTAGTTCTTGAAACGAAAAAGAACCCAGAATCTCGGTAAACAACCAACTTATCCGCAAGCTCCTTCATTTTTAATATCCTTGAGCCATCTTGAGAAAATTCCCTAAAGGCAGCGGGTGACCTTAATTGCTCGGCATAAGGGCGAAGTACGACTGTATAGTTACCAGCAACAAACGGAAGTGCCGTTTCAGGGTTCTGTAACACTAAGTCATCTTGATTGCTATCCACGAGTAGGTAGTCACTAGAAAGATTAAAGTACTCATACTCCTGGTCATCTATAGTTCCGTATAATCCGTCCGCTCCATAGTCTATTGCGTATAATGCGGTAGGGTCTTGAGGGTCTTTTGCGTATGCATCATCCGTTACCGAGCTATTACTTCCTTGGCTAAGAAATATTCCGCTCACTAACAAGGAGTTTGTTTTTTCATCCACTGACTTAATAGTCGCTACGGGATTTACCATATTTAAAGTGTATGCTTCATCCCCCTGAAAAACACCTTGATTGTAAAACTGGTACATGCTCCCAGGTGTTCCAATCTTGTAGTTGTAGTCAAAAGTAAGCTGGTATTGCCCTGCGGCTTTAACTGTTAGTGTACATGGCAAACCACCGGACTCCATTACTACCGAATTTCCTGCAATAATTCCTGAGTTAAATAACTTCGGTTCCCCTTCTGCGGAATAAACCATTCGGTACTGATACCTTTGCGTCCTTACTACACCAGACTGAAATAAAATATTATCCCCAAGTGAGCCATACGGATCAGCACTCTCAAATAAATCCTCATATCCCGAGACTATAACAGTTAGGTCTGCACAAAATAATCTATCTTGAAACACTCCAATTGTCCCGCACGACGCAACACCGTTCTCCCTTAAGCCATAAAGTGGTTCAGCTACACCCCATTCGCTCTTGTACACAACAGGTAGATCAACTCCATTATTTATGATGATATGGTTTTGTACATCTACGATCTCCCATCTATAAGCACCTCCCTCAAATGGATCTAGCAACCCTCCATTCTCATCAAATTTATCAATATAGTTACTAAATGTATAAATCGGATCCCAGTAAAAGTCTTCAGCTCGAGACAACCAATATTCAGAGCCCGACCCATCTGTTGCGTAAAACTGACCTGGGGAAAGGTAGTTTTTGGCATATGTATCCTCAGATGTTTTTAGTCTCCAAACTTTATTGCCTGCAATTACAATTAGTACAGGTGTTCCATTAGTTCCGGGAAACTGATGGATTGCCCGTATTGGGAACTGAGAGTCAATTGCATCAAATGTATTGGATGCACCATACTGCTTTAAGTTAGTACCTAACCCAAATATCTCCCATCCTTCCCTTCTTAATTCTCCATCTGTTTCACGGCGGAAGTTTAGCTTCTCGGTGTAATTAGCAGAGGAAGATAAGTAATTAGATTCCTGCGTGATCGGCACATCATCAGATGCGGATCCAATTAATGCACCACCTTGTGCGGGGTGAATAGTTACATTCTTATATGGTCTGCGCTTAGCCATTATGCTGAGTATAAATTGTCCGTAATTGCTTTCAGCAAGTTATCCACTTCACTTTCTGTATAGTACCTCGAGTCATGATTGTGTGATGTTGGCGTTCTTGCATTGGATAACCTAGAGTCATTACCTTTGCATACCGTGGTTGATGATGTTCCAGTAGGTATTCTTGATATGCTTAGCGTGCCGCTTGTTATATTGGAAGCACTATGGTTGTGAGAGGATGAAGCATAAGATCCCGCTACTTGAGCTCCAATATTTGACCTAGCTCGACTCTTCTCGGTAGAGCTTAAGGACTGCGATGCATCAAACCTTACTCGCTTCCCAAGTGCAGTAGTAATAGTGGTTGAGAAATTTGCATCATCACCGAGTGCGGAAGCTAGCTCGTCTAATGTATTAAGGGTAGCTGGTGCCGAGTCCACAAGTGCAGATATTGCTGCATCTACATCCTTTATCGGAAACGATGCGCCATTCCCTGTTCCGTTATAAGCGATCCACTTATCCTCAACTACATCATAGATAATAGATGGATTGTCAGATAGACCAATATCTACAGTTAGACCCCTAGATACAGTTGAGGATGACTCAAGCTCCCAATATTCTTGATCGCCCGCCACACTTGGATCATCTGCGTAAAGTTGTCCTACTTCGTTATACTCCTGGTATGCGTATCCACTGTCGGCACCACCTGTTGTTCCGTCCAAAGTTAATCCACTTTGGATAATGGTGTCACCTTCATTTACTATGGTGGTGTCGCCTTCATTGGTAATATTATTTACTACCGCACCAATTGTAACTACATCACTGCCGTTGTAGGCAACCCAATCTCCTGCTGATGGATCAAACCTAATGTACGGCATATCATTCGTGCCATCATCTACTGAAATACCGGTGGGTACTGCGGCATTATTGTGAATACCATTAATTACTATATCAGTAGCGCCGGAAATCCCCGAAGTCATAGCGACCCTAGATTTAAGTGCATACGAGTTTAGTAGATTATTGGTTTCGGTTTTTGTATAACCTGTTCCCGTTAATGCGTACCTATTGTTTGATTCAGACTTGGTGTAGGAACTATCAAATGGCTCATATCGGCTATCTGATTCCGTCTTACTATAAGAGTCTTTTAGCTCATAGGAAACTCCACCTCCATTACTAAAACCCCATTTAGATTCTTGTGTGTCATACCTTAAGAATGGATTATTTACTCCATCCCCAAGGTTGATCACTAGACCCGTACTGCTTGTAGCTGACACTTGCGTAGACCAGTATTCAGCTTGTACATCATCAGCAGTGCCTTCAGTTTCGTCAGGGCCGTAATCTATTGCATAAAATCCTGCACCTTGCTCAAAAGCATAACCCGATTGTGCTCCACCAGTTGTACCATCGAGAACTAAATCGGTACCTGTTTCTCCACTACTTCCGTCTCCTCCACCGCCACTACCACCTAATCCATCAAGATCGGTCTTTAGGGCATAATCAGATAGATCCTCAATGAATGCCAAGCTTCTTGTGGTCGTATCTTCCTGTAAGGTAAGCCGGGTAACTCCGTTGCTTGGATTATCAAGATCGAAAACCCCAAAACTTGCCTTCAGTTTAACATTTTGAGGCACACTTTGTATTGCAGTGTCACCAGCACCTCCAAATTTATGAGCCTGCCAGAAGTCCACTTCGTAAGTGTCAATTTCCTTAAGACTTGCTTCGTCTGTGTATATGTTCTCGGATACAAGACTTGGAGCGTACAGATACTTGGACCCATCTATATTTGTTTTTACCTCAAATACATTGGATACTTTTATTTCAGTCGCCTCAAGTACTCCATTAACAATTGTATCTCCTTGGATATTAAATGTACCCGTAGATGAATAAAGGTTTTTGTTAATCGTGGTATCGCCCGTGGATGTGAAATTGCTGACATTTGTGTCACCCGCAATATTTACATCTCCATCTTCAGTAACCTCAAATATAGTATCACCTTCATTGGTTACATTGAGCGATTTATTAATCGTTGTATCACCAGCGATTATGGTGTCACCTTCTTCGGTAACCTTAAATACAGTATCTCCCTCATTCTTTACGAATAGCTTTTGCTCAATCGTTGTATCACCCTCAATGACGGTATTGTCCTGAATGGTAACAATCTCGGTACTAGATGATATATTTTCATTAACAATTGTATCACCTTCAATTGTTACATTCTCAACTATGGTAGATGTTAAATGTACATCCCCTTCCTCGGTGAGATTTATTACATTATCTCCTGCCTGATTCGTAATATTAAAGTTTTCGGTGACATTTATATTCGTCACCTGAGGAAGTTCTACTTCATTAACCTCTATAACTTCACCTACTTCCGTGGCAATTCCCGCATCCACATCTTCCTGCGTCGCGTCTCGCGATATATACACTGGAAGAAATGGTATCTTAGCCCACGATGTTGCTCCAGTTTTGAAGTATAAACTACTTGAGTCGTAAGCGAAATCACCTATAGCACCCGCTGAATCACTATTAGCTAGTGGGGTAAAGGCATACCTAAGTGAGTCTATATAAAATTGAGTCCTGGTATCTGCCTCTGCTTTTGCATAAACATCAAAGAATGTAAGATCTATTCCGTGCGGATTAACCTCATTAAGGTGCTGATCTAGTAATACTTGTGGATTCAAGTTAGGTACATCACCTAATCCTAAATCTGACTTTGTAGTTCCATGCGGATTACTTTGCCCCTTGTGTGATGTTAAGTCCGCTTGTACTCCATCTATCTCAAGTTGCGTTACTCCACCAGCTAGTGAAACTATTTCAGATGGTGTTAAGTTCTCGACTTTACTAAGTCCAACTTGTGCTTTTGTAACACTATGAGGGTTGTTGGTCAGATCACTATGGTCTGCAACTAAAAGGTTTGTCTTTGCTTGTATCTCAGAACCCAGGTCTGTTATGTCGGCCGCTACATGAGTGTGGTCGCTTGTGTCAATTCCGGCAATGAGGGTGTCTACTTCAGTCTTATTATATATATCTGAGTGTACATGAGCTGATGATGCCTTGTCCGCTAACTGCGCCTCAAGTGCATCTATCTCATCATTAAGCGTAGAAATGGAACTATTTACTCCCGATAAGTCTACTGAGCCACCGCTTGTATCTATTGCACTAATGCTTGCGATTAAACTATCCCGCACGCTATTAAGTTCAGCTATAGAAGCCTTTACATCTAGTGCTGACTGCAAGCCAGATACATTTGATATTTCAATTCCCGCAGGAGAGCCCGTGGTATCTATATTATCAACCTGCCCCTGCAGGGCATCTATTTGCGACTGGTAGTTAGCTAGAACTAATCCATCTAATAAACCATCTGTAGTACTAAATCTAGTGTCTACTTCTGTTTTATTATAGTAGTTAGATGCAAAGTCTGCTTCCTCACCCTCTAGTGATGCAACCCGTGATGTGAGAGCAACAATAGAGTCGTTTAAAATTTTACCAAGCGAAGCAGCTAATGGATCCGTTGTGGATGTAGATGTAAGACTTGTTACTATATCCTCTACTAAAAGAGTTGAGTCTATTAGGTTTCCGAAATCTGCCTCATCGGGAGATGCCCCCGTTATGAAGTAACTCTTTAATGTAAGCCTATCCTGGATCATCCTACTACAAATCCTCCTCCGCCAACGCCTGTGCTATTGGCGATCTGCTCTATCGACGATGTTTGATATTCTTTTCGGTTAATAAATATTTGCGCACGCTCCTTCTGATACATCTGCATGTATGCTTGATATTGCTGTAGGTCATTATCTACATCCCTGGCAAGGTGCGCCTTTACATATCCAGCAGATGCTTTTGCCTCCATCTCATCAAAGATAACAGGTGTATTCTTTTCGTCATCCGTTGCTCTGTATATAGGTGTTGGGCGAAATTCACCCTCAAAGTAAATGTACATTGCCTCATCCTCGCGAAGCATAGGTGCAGTCCAGAATTTATTTTCCCCAAAAGTTATACGACCAGGTATATTAGATGTTCTTTCAGCTATACCCCCGTCAATTAACGAGAATCTTGATTCCCATGGAATTGAGTGCGGGTAGTAATATCGAGATATGTCCTGATTATTGTCACTTGTTGCAACTCTCCGTACGACTACTTGCTTAACTCGTACATTTGACATAGCAAAGTCGCCCTTGTGAACATTGAGATCCTCTGCATTTACCTGGCTTAAGTCCTCAGGGTTAGGTTCTACTAATGAACCTTCAGAGTAAAACTTGTATTGGTTTTGCCTAATTGTAGGAACATACCTCTGCATATCAACAACGGATGCCACAATGAGTGAATCGATATTTTCCTGTACCCCCCTGCCCTTTCTTTCGCTGTCTACAATAAGAAAGACACGCACTTGATCATTAAATTCCTGCCAATTCATCGTCTACCTCCGGGTGTAAAATAAAATCCTATAATTAGAGGCAATACTACTGTTGCCTCAAAGAGTGCAATGTGTCCCGTTGTAACGACCAGAGCGGTTTGCTCAGCTGGAAAACTGATGAGCCCGAAAAGAAACTCTCGCTTACCTTCTCCCGTGATGTTTGTTGTACTGACGAGTGGAACGCTGGGATAAATTGTTGTGATGCATGTGATGAACGAGAGCGTGCACATTCCGATGAGCGCGAGCATCCTGCGTGTAGCCCTAGTGAAAGCGCCACTAGGACCGCTATTAAGTGCCTCTTGAAATTTAATTGCTTGTTCATTGTTTCTTGCCTCCCTTGCCATCTCCATCTCAAACTTTTGAGCACGGGCATCCGTGATGGCACCAAATACACCCTTAAGGATACTGCCCATTGCGGCAGACCCTCCGCCAGTTAGGAATAATGTTAGTAGTTCAAACATCAGAAGTTGTTTTGTATTCTGTTGGCAACCAAAGTTGTGCCAGGATTGTTGTCCTCATATGTGAACTCCAAATATTGACCATTCCAATGAGTCTTAAGTATTCCATTTTGCTGGTTTGCATTAGGGTCCAAGTTAGTTGTGGCCATATTACCATACGCCACATTGGCTGAAGCAGTTGAACCAAACTTCACCATGGGCTCATCACTTGCCGCACCCGCCACCCTCGTTGGATCAATCGTAAATGTGTTACTTGATACCAAGCAAGCATGACCATTAATCTCAATGGATGGACCCCAACCTCCATTGTCCAAAACATTGTCATCATTACCAATTACATCACTAAATGTATTTCCATTTATAATTACATTGGACGACTTATTCTGAATGTAGATACTACGATGCGTAATATTTGGCTGTGCTGACCCGTATGCGTTTGAATTATCTATACCATAGAAAGAGCAACCCTTAATCATGATCTGCCATCCGTTCTGAATATAAATATTATTTTCATTGCAGTTCATGTGGCAATCGGTGACTACAAGCAATGGCCATTGAGCCACATTTGTCGTCGCCGTGCCATCAGTGGATCCGGATGTGAACTGCCCTGTTGCAGTATCAAAAGCAGCTTGCCCCCCCACCATCTCCTGAACATTCCAGTATATACCATGTTGCGAATGCACCCATGTACTTTGGTGGCAGGTAACACCCTCAATGTTTCCATCACATAGGATGCCGTACTTGAAGCCAAAAAACCTATTTTGATTTAAATAATAATCAGTACACTTTGCGTCTCCAGTTATATGGATACCCGAAGTAGATGCCCACCACTGCGATTGATCTGAGGCACCACCAACATAGGAAGTAAAGTTACAACTCCTTACATCAGTTATTTGTGAGTCTTCAATTACTACGCATTTATCCCATCCCGCGTGCGAGTAATTCCACCCCATAAAATTACAGTTTTCAATTAAACATGATGGCTTTAATCCTAATCCCTGCAATTTAGTAAAGGATGCATGTGGGTTCACCGCACTTACCTCGGCTCTGTTTCCATTTATATGAAGTGCCGTGCCTGTTGCGCCTAGGTTACCCTCGGCAACAGATGTAGCAGCACCAACGGGATCACCGCTTGAATTAAATCCTTGATTACCCAATATGAAGTCTACGTCCCGTATGGACACTTTTTGCGAGATTGTGGCACCATAAGGGCCTAGCTCAACAAGCATACCCTTGCTCGAGGAACTATTAGTCCAGCAAAGTTGTGAATTACCCATCCCCTCACCTTGTATGGTAAGTGAACCAGGTAGATTATGCCCATATGTGCCAGGCATTGTAATGGTTATCTTTTCATTTAAGTAGATTCGCCCCGCGGGTAGCTTAACTACTCCAGTAAAGTTTTGCTCGGCTAAAACATTATTGGGATCGCATAGTGCACGCTCTATCGCTTTCCTGAGTGCAATTACATTGTGTGATGCTATTGTCTCAATGTTACTATTACTTACATCTGTTATTGGCCCTCTTGACGGTTCAACGGTAGCTGAGGTTACAATTTCAAACTTCTTACTAGATGTAGGACCAGGAGTGCCGTGAAATTCAATCGAATTATCACTATACTTTTGGTATACAACGCCTGTTGCCTCCATAGCAAATTTTTGATCAGCACCAATTCTAATTGCCGCACTAGAATAAGTTGCTTCATCTAAGCCGATGCCGATTGCGGCATTTGATGTATCACGAAAAGAAAAAGTAGGCGTGCCTTGTGATTGGAAGTGTGCGTATGTTGTGCCAAGTGCGCGGTAGGCAGTGTTTCCCCATGGGTTAGCTCCATCGTCAGAGTTGTCCCCAACGACCTCAGCGCTGAATGCACTTATTTTTGTAGCACCCTTAAACTCGTAACCATTATAGAAGAACCCACCGGAGCCATCCTCGTGGTTATCCCTCATCCTCATTCCAGCTATGACCCCTGGTCTATCCAAACTTTCGTTTGTCTTACGAAGTACGGTATCAACAATAACTCGATTTGCACCTGCATCAAAATTTGCAGTCATATCTAGCTCTAGGGTCACACATGACCCAACCAATACATCTGCGTATGAGTCTGCCAAGTCCCATGCCTCGATGGTTGCCCCCCATGTCTTACCCCCGGATCCATGCCTTTTTCCCTGAAAGTAACCACCGACATGCTCTGATTCTGCATGAGCGAATCCACTACTAGGATTAGGAAAGTTTTCTACCACCCCGAGGATAGCCCACTCATTACTTTTTACATTAGGGCCGACTATTGCTTTTGCATTTAAGCAGGTATTAACCTGACCGGATACACCCACAGGTTGACTTGCTGCGCCAAAATTCCCCCTATCTGTATGCCTCTGAAGCTGAAGAGTATGCCTGTCATCTGATGAAACGCTTGGTATGGATGGATTAAAGTCATATACTCTCAGTGCTCCATCTGAGTAATCAAAGACCATTTTGTCACTAGCTACTTTCGATATTATCGTTTCCGCATTTGCGACAACATCAAAAGTTGCGTCATCACTTATTGTTACGGAATCTCCAGCCTCTAAAACCTCTAAAGTTCCTGCTAATGTTGTTTGCCCAGTAGTAGCAACGTCACTCAGTAGCGCATAAGATGCCCCAAATGTAGTAAGTTCGGCTCCCGTTACATAGTCCGTAAGTTCTGTTTGTGTCGCAAAATTTGTATCAACCTCAGCTTTTGTATAAGCATCTACTATGTCAGAAGGTGTTGCATATCGAGCATCTCCCGCTGTTAGTGTAAGGTAATCGTTAAACTTGGCATCAAGAGTAGAGTAATTGGACTGTATGTTTTCATTTATAACAGCAATCTCCGCCCCATAATCTACATCTTCCCTGACCACTGCAATGTCATCAACTAATGAATTTACAGAGTACCGTAAGAGTTCAAAGTTGTTATCAAACTCAACCCACGACATAGGATCATCTTGTGCGGTGCGTAAAGTAATAAACTTCTGGTTTGTAGGAATGTCGTTGGCTGAATAACCAGGGTAATTTGATGTAAGTTTAGTAGTCATTTTAGTAAGCTAATTTTGCCTCTTCCCATATTTTAGTGGATGCAAGATTGGTTGTGTCCCCTAGGTGTATTGTGGCTTCCGTGAATGAACCCGAGTAATACCTTTCACCTTGTTTGCCTATGGTAATTCTATTGAAATCATTAGTGGTATCGGAGGGAACTAAGTGCCCTTCCCCGCCATTATCACTCTTCATTGATATAACTCGCTTCCCGTTTTGAGTAGATTCTATACCGGAAAATAATTGCGTTACCTTATTGTTGGCATTTTGCACAATCGAACCCATATCGTTATTAAAAGTAAATCGACTTGTCGTCTCACCAGGCTCCACCGTAATAGAGTCACTCACCCCCCAGATCGCAAGCATAGGACGAGGAAAATCGCTTTCACCAATGGTTGTTATGGTGAAATCTTTATCAATAAATTGTGCCGGATTACCTGCAAACTCTAGGTACTGACCAAGATTGAATACTGCCTTTACCACGCCGTTGACTTTTTCCAACGCTGGTTGCCTGAGTTCATCCTCTTGGGTCGCATTAAAAGCAGGGAAGCCATATTTTTCCTTTTGGTCATACACTTCTATAAGTTTACTACCTTCGCTGATATCACTCTCAGGGTAAAACTTTTCAGTTTCGCCGTCCCTAAATCGGAAGAAGTTACCTCCGTACATATATCGCAACTTGCGATTCAGTGACACGGCAAGCAATGGATGGTATGCATCCGCTGGTAGTTTGTATCTTCTCCCGAGTGCGATCATACTAAATCTCCAAATCCATACCAGCGTCCCCCGTTCCGATAAACCGAGCAAACTGAGAACTGCTCGGATAAGATACTGCCCCGTGCGTTAAGGTTTGAAAATGTCACCGTTTTCCCTGCTTCTGTATTTATAAAAGTAAAAGAAATCCCATCCTCCGCAGTTACTGGAAGAAGTACATCTACATTAGCTGCCGCAGGGGCACAGTGGTAGACCCCTCCACTTTTATTAACATCAGCAGTGAAGCTACTTTCTTTATTTATTACAGATAGCCTTAAATTAGAAACTCCTTTTATATTACCCGCCTCCACATCACCAGTAGATGATACAGAAAAAGAACCATTAGCGTAAGCAATGCTTGATGGAATTATACTTCCTGTAAATTCTACTGTTCCACCTAGGTTAGCATCTCCATCAATGGTTAAGTTCCCATAAATTCGTGCATCATCTACATATAAATTGTAGTTATGGACTGCTGATGGAATCCTTAGTGTATTGTAGTCGGATATACTAAAGTCAATGTATGGTCTTATTCTATCTCCATCTAGTTGCCCCTCCCAGTACTCACTACTTGGGTAGACAAGTATATCTGTCACCCATGGGGAGAATCCATCCGTAGGGTCTCCTCCATCGAGGTAATTTAGATTATGATCGGCGGCAAGGACTTGCAGTGGATATGCGGATTCATCAGGTGCCTCAGAAGATGATCCTTCAACAAAACTGATAAATTGATGAGCAGGCTGATTGCCCACGCTAATATCCGCTGATGTCATCTTGAATAAAATCCGCTAATTGATATTGTTTGCGTGTTATCTGAGTAGTTCATCGCATCGCTACCCAGGTTAATTATCTCATACTCGGATGTTTCTGCATTACACGGGTAAACATAATTACCTCCATGCCCAATATGCTCCACCGAGTGATTAACCTTCTTATGGTATATGATTGGGTCAACTACGACATGCCTATCTCCTTCTATTGCGACAATTGAACTAGCTAAGTTATTTGGCCCAAACTGACCGTCCTCATCGGTATCAATTGATACTTTATCCTTACCATCTTCTTGAAGAAAGGTATCAAACTTTGAGGTTGTCGGATTAAGTCTAATTGTAACTTTATATTTCGTGTTACTTTTTGAGTTAGATTCTGAAACTGTAATAAATCCAGCGCCATCCATTCCAACCCGATCTACATCATCATACACAGAAAACTTAATCGAATATGTATCGGAACCTGGTGTTACGATTGAAAACTCAACCTCCGCACCATCAAGAACTATTTGAGGCGTAAGTGATCTATGTGCAGTTGCAGTAACTTTTGCAGCACCCGTGCCCTCAAGCTCAGATGACAAATACTCAATACCGCCAGTCCATTCCGTAAAGTCAACATCATCAAAGTTGTCAACTACCTCGGAGTAGTGCCTACGGCGAATCCCTACAACCTTCCCCGTGAAATTAGTTACCCTAAATGAGGTAGCCCGATGATACGGTATGGTTGTGTAACTGTTATCTGTGGTCGCTGCGAATGTCCCTGCCTTATTTAGATCCATCTTTTTTGTCCTTCCCCTTTAGCTTTTGGTATATGCTAACACTCAGATGGATTGCCGTCAATAGGGCGCATACAGTTGCCGTAACTAAATGTATGGTATCTAAGGTAAAACTAGCAAATGTACCCGCAAATCCCACAGCGGTGTCTCTGTTCATTTCTTACCCTCGAGCGGATCTTCTACTTCTGCCTTCCCGACTTTAACTAAATCCTGAGCTTTCTTTTTAGACTCCCCCGCTGGTTTGCTTTCTTTCTCTGCATACACTGCATTGGGATTTTTGTCTGCCTCCTGCTGTTGCGTCGCGAATAGACGATACGATACCTGGGGAAGCGTCAGCTTTTTTTTTAGCCCTTCGTAGGTTTCCTTGGAGAGTTCAGAAATTAAGTCACCGTGCATCTTGATAAGAATCTTAGCATCCTTATCTTCGTATGCCCCGAACCCTCTTTCCTTTGACCCAATCATTAGGGAGTCGTAATCTGCTCCGTATTCGTAAGGTACCTTATTAAATAATAAATACTTCATATATAAAGAAACCCTACCCCCTCTCCCCCGATATTCAGTGGAGAGGGAAGTAGGGTTCTATTTAAGGATTAAAGGTAAGATGACCAGCTAGTAGCCTCTACATTTGCATCGAAATTCTCGATAATCAAGTGGCGAGCAGGAACATCCATCATGGTTGTCCATTTAGTGGAACGCAAGGAGTACTCAGTCTCTTTGTGCGCCATACGACACTTGTATTTCTCTTGAGTTTCAGGATGTGGTTGCTTGCGGGTTACTGCGTTAGTACCGGCAATACCGATTTTAACATCAGACCAATCAATGAACCACATTGCACGCAACACTTTGGATGCTGTAGTGGCACCTACGATTGCTTGAGCAGAACGCTTTCCGTCAGACTTAATGACTTTATCTCCATCAGCAGGACCGTTAGCTCCGAAGAAGCTGGACTGATGATTCAAGATGTCATCGAAGTAAGGATCATGGAAGACAGCTAACTGACAACCAACTTCAGGAAGATCATACATGGAATAGTTGAATAACAAAATTCCGTTATGAGTGATCTGCTGGTTGATTTGAGCATTGCGATCTAATCCCCAACCGTAACGAGCCTTGTAGTACTTATTAAATACTTCGAAAAGCTTGTTGTAGGTGAAGCGGTCAGTCATGCAGTCAATAACACTGATGTTTGATCCGTCTTGCTCCCGGTTGCGCTTCAAGTAGTAGATGTCAGCCATCAAAGACTCAAGGGTCAAAGCTCCACCGCCGTTATTTTTGATCCGGCTAGACTCACGAAGCAATGCGCGAATACCAAGTGCATTTGACTTGTACTCGAGCGTGCAGGAATCATCTTCCGGATCAGTAACAGCAGGAAGATTCATGTAGGTTTCTGGAGTTTGATTCTCCGAGATAGCCTGATTGAACCAAGTGGCGCGTAACCATTGCTCTTGAGAAGCTTTTGCGGCAATCTTGTTTTGCTCAGCAAGTGGTTGATAAACCATGGACTTCAAGTAAGGGTTCACATCACCCGACATGATCTTTTGAAGAGTTTCCTTATAAGTTTGATCAACTGTACGAGATTCACGGGTAGTTTGCAACCAGTTGACGATCAACTTAACACTGAGGTCGGTTGGCTGATTTCTGCACCATTCTTCGAAATCATTAACATTATTGGCGATAGTTTGAACTACACCTTTAACGATCTCATAGTCGAGTTTGCCAGCAAAGCCAGAACCTACATTTCCACGGGTTCCCCATTCTGCAACAGAGTAACCGGATTCACCATTTGCTTTCTCTTGCTTGATGTCGGGACCGACAGGGCGAAGAGTAACTTTAGCTTTGGCAATTCCACCTGCAGTAGCATCAGCAGAACCAATGATTTTAAACTGAGACTCAATTGGGTCTTCGTTTGAATCCCATGAGTTTGCAATTAAGAAACCGCCAGCCAAGAAGTAACGTTCGATGTGTTCGATTGGGGAAGCCCAGTCAGAAGCACCGAGGTTTACGGTAAACTCTTGGTCACCACCACCGATTGTGTATCCAGAAACAACAGGGGAGTTTTGATCGGCAGCTTTTCCGCCCTCTACTGCAAAGTACCCACTATTGATAACCGAACGCTGACGGCGTTGGATGTATGGAAGAATGATTGATTGCTCGGAAATATTTACACGATTAATCAACGGCTTGATATTAGTTACTGAACTATTAAGAAGAGCAACTAAGCCACGCTCTTGCACACCAAGCATTTTTGCTTCTGCAGAGCTAGCTATCACGCGAGCTAAATCAATCTCTTTATTAGAAAGAGCTTCAAATTCCGCAGGAGTTAAACCCTTGATGGATGCGTTAGTAAGTGTGCAACCAGTGGAATCATCTACTTTAATGATACGCCCAAACCCAGCATCACGCGTAAGGTTAGAGCTAGTGATTGCGGTGTTTCCCGGCTCAACAGATTGACCTGGAGTGGGCATGTTTGGATCGCTTATAGCCATAATATTATATTGATTTGTTAGTTACACATTAATTCGTGTTACAATCATAATATCATGTAGAATGCCTTAAATCGGCATTCCGTAACATTTTTACCTAAATTCCCCAATAAAGGGGTTTAAGTTATATGTTTAGCGATTTCCTAAAACTATGTTTTAGAAACTACAAACCAAGGGTATTGAATAGTGCGTTGGTTTGGATGGGCTTTGGCTTAGAGTCAACTTGAGTACCTTGCCTTGGTGTAGCATTTACAATTGGCGGTTTAGCTTTAGGTTGTGGTGCTTGCTCCTGTTTATTAACTCCCCTCTTATATCCTGCCGCTTCCATTTGCTTTCTATGGTTAGAAATACCATTGGTAATCATATCTTGATACCTTAATACTAATAGTTTCATTAAGTCATTATCCGACCAAGTGTAATACTGACTGCGTTTATTCTCGGGAGTCTGAAAGTATCTCTCTCTTCGCATGAAAACTTTACCGTCTTGCTCGGTCTGCCCAGATTTAACAAAATTGCTCTGCTCCATCTCAAGCCAATCATTTAAATCTTTATGCACTTGGTTATTTTCAACATCCAACTGAGTAGCTGGATCAAGGAATATATCAGTTAGTGCATCCGCGTGGGTAAGCATTTTTTGAGTCATGCCTTCGAGGATCTGAAACTCAAATGGGTTTTCATCAGATAACTTCTTTATAGCCTCATCACCACCTTCTGCGAGTTTTTGCCTATACTCTTCCGGTATTACTCTCTGCTGGGCAACTCTCCTGAAATTAGCCTTAGCCTCATTCAGTTTAGGGGCAGATTCAAAATGATTAATCTTATTCTTTAATTCCTGTATTTCCTTTTGATGTGCCTTGGATGCTCTAGATTCCGCCTCATCAATGATCATCTCCCGATTGACTTTTTCTTCATCAAGCCTCGTAAATGATGGTCTGTTCTTTTTAATAAAAGATGCGTATTCTTCGTCCGTACTTGGATCAAAGTGTACATCTTCATCAATTCTCTTATCGAGATATGCCTTACTTTTCTTTAGGTAGGATTTGAATTGTGTCGATTTACCCTTATGCCCATCTAGCTTTTTCTCTGCATACTTGACTTTTTCGTATAGCGACCTCTCTTCCGGAATTAGTGAGTTGACGAACTCTATCTCCTCGGGATCCTCTTTGGGTTCTTCCTTAAGGTTGAAAGTTGGTTGCTTAAGAACATCTTCGGGAACTTCAGGGTCTACTACCTTCCGTAGTTTTTTCTTTTTGGGTTCTGTCTTTTCTGGCTCCGTAACAGGCTCAACTTCCTCTTCCCCTAAATCCTCTTGGGGTTGCTTGGATAAATCTATCTCGTCTACTGCGTCCGCAATACTTATAGGTCTACCTAAATCCTCTTCGGGTTCTTCTTGAACCGGTGCAGCTTCTTCAGCAACATCAAATAATGTTTTAAATAAAGGGTTATCAGCCCCTTGCTTAATTGGCTGTTCAGCCACTTGCTCTTCTACTGCTTCTTGATTTTCTTCACTCATAATTGTACTTGTTGCTCGGGTGACGTCATTGCTTGTTGCTCGGGCGCTATTGGAGGTCCTTCTCCTTCAACACCTGGTGCGACCTCCCCTTCTTGTATATCCTCCTCTTTTTCTGCTTTCTGCAAGAGGGCTTGTAATACCTGCATAACCTGAGGCCACTGCTCTTTAAGTTTTGTTACAAATTGTTCGTTGCCGACATTGTTTAACTCCTGCTCTTGGTCGGCTTCATCTGTTTCTAGTTTAAGATCATGAGCTCCGGACATACGGAATATTTCGTTAAACATCGTAAATACGCGCTCTTTCCCGAGTGCCTGTGCCATATCTGGAACTTGCAGTAACTGCATTACCAACTGACCCAACACCTGTGCAGATTGAGTATCCCTTGCTCTTTCGGCGCCATCTCGACCACTAAATAAATATTCATACACAAGGCTATCGGGTTTACCAATTACATTTCGAGATGAAATACTTTCGCCTCCTGATGTCTCAACATCAAACCCCGCTTCTCTGATAATATTCTCTGAGTATCTACCTTTGATTGGGACAATGAAAGAATCAGTGGAGCATGAAACTAAATGCTCATATAAAACCTTCTTCATGGCGGCCCTCATATCATCAATTCCCTCGGAGATAAATGAGTAGATGGCATTTGTAGTGTTACTTATCTCAGCAACTTCGGTTGCACTGATTTCTCGAGGAGCGGGCTGTCCTAACTCTTGTGGAGAAAGGATCAGCAATCGCTCAACGAGATTTAGCAACTGGAGGATTGCTTGGATCGACTGATTAACACCAGCAGAAAGTTCTTTTTGTACATCGACTACTTTAATGAAGTCGTGATTATTTATACCTAGATCGGCAGCTTTTTGACCAGAGTAGAATAGTGCTTTTGGCTTTGAGTAAAAACTATCGTCAGCTAGCGCATCCTTTATGTATTCTTTTACATCATCATCTAGGGCATCTTGGTCGATAGCGAATATCTTAAACATACTCATCTTCATCTGCTCCAGCATTGAACTAAGTATGTTAGTCAACTGGTCTTGGTAAGGCATGATCTCATGAGCTACTGATATATTCGCCATGCGATCATCGTTCTCATTTATACCACCATATATAGCAGGAAGAGATGGAAGGTACTCGGCATAAACAACTGTCTCATCACTTGCTACAGTTAATTTTAGCCAAACCTCATGCGGGTATTCACCTAAACCATCACGCTTGGGATTTACCTTCATGCACATTTGAGTAACGAACATTCCTTTATCTTCTTCCTCGGAAGCATAAATTCCAACCTGTGCGGTACGCTCATTTCTGAACGCATATGTATCATTGACCTTCGGGAAGGAGATGTCGTCATTAAAGTAATATCCGAAGAAATCTGCGTAGGTGCTATATAGGGAAGATAAACTATTGGTAAAGCTGATCTTATCGGAGTTCCATGTTTCAGGGTTTCCGTGTATATCTCCGTATCTAACAATATCCCAATACCCTATCCATTCGGGTCCCTGGTTGTTATTAATATCATGCAATGGCCGAGAAGTGTCTCGCAGTACTCTCGATGGATGAGGTGTAGTGAATTTAACTCCACCCTTCTCGCAATAAGATTCAAGATTTCGTTCGCCGGTTAATGAATCCTTATTATATCTCCATTGAATATCCTCAGTCCAAGAAGTAGTAGGGAAGGCAACGCTATGACCATACATAAACATCTGGCGGATCGTCTGCTCAAATTGATGGCGATACCCAAACTGCTCGGTCATCATCTCTACTCGTTGGGATAAAACATCAGCCCTAAGCTTGTCAGCAAGGTTAGTACTTCTTGCTTCAAACTTGAAATACGGGAATAGGTTACTGAATCTACTAGCCTGTGCCGCAACACGACGGGTAACATAGGACCTAATTATATTAACTGAAACTTCATATAACCTAAGTGCATTTATGCTCTTTAATTGACCTTCATCATCATACTCGCAGAACTTATCCGCCATACCAAGGTCATCAAGCTTACCGTGAGTTTGCTCTAAAGATATCTTTCCTTGTGCATACTGTAATAACGGAATTGTTGACTTATTAATGGGGAGCGAATCCCACGCCATATCAACACTCATATAAAGCTTGGAATGTTCAGCACAGGAGCGAATACCTTCTATTATTCTTGATTGGACTAAATCTTGAAACCTGGTTCTTGTCTCAAAGTCTGCGCCTTCAGTTGAAGTAAATATATCACGCAAGCGCTCCTGCGTGCATCCAAACTTTTTTAGTATATCTTTATTTACCATCTTCTGTGAAGTTAAACGGGTTGGGGATCGTATCCTTTGTGTAATGCTGTAAATACCTGTGCTCGATTACCGTAAGGAGCAGTGAGAGCGATCCGGAGAATGGCTTTATTGATGTCAAGGTTTTGCAGAATGAATCGTGAGGCGTATGCAATAAACTTGAAAGTTCTCCGTAGTTCATTCTTAGGAAACCACATAATCTATCTACTCTCTGTTTGTCCCATCTTTTTCTTATTCCTAGACGCTCATAATGAGCATCCATTAATACAGAAGCGGATGTAGCAAACTTAGAGTCCCCCGGAGCCTTCCTCTGTATCTCCCTCTTCCTCGGAGCTACTCTCGCTTTCTTCATCGTCACCGCCAGTTTTTGAAATAGTTATATCTGAATCATTGTCATTAAATGATGCAGAGAATTTTTTATCGGACAATTCCTTGACAGTAAAAGCCGCAGACAATCTAACCTCGTCTCCGACTTGAATGCCATCAAGCATTGTTAGAATATCTGGATACATTTCCAGGTCAAAATTTGCTAGTGATTCCATATGCATATTTGAAACTTATGTTTTAGTGTTACAAAAATCAAGCACCAATATCCATGATTTCAGTTTTAACCTCAGGAGTTGGACCAAGGCTCATTGAGTCGTAATGAAGAAACACATACGACATTGCATCAAAGGGGTGTACATAAACGCTTCTCTTCGGTTTATATGATATATTTGGATCGTATGTTTTACCTTGTTTTTCAGATATTAGATTCTGAAACATCTTACATATTGAAGTACATTGAGCAGATACAAGGAACTGCTCGCTCTGCAGTTTTGCGATTGTCAAGCGAACCCGTGACTCTACGGATCCATTGAACTTCGGGGCGGCTCGCATCTTTATAGGTCGCAACTTGAATGTTTCTGCCTTCGATCTCGAAATCTCTTCTATATCTTTAACATCATAGGATCCTGTCTTTGCCCTAAATTGATTGAATGCGGAGTTATCTGATACATGGTTAAATGTAAAGTCATGGTCGCACTTTCTATTCCAGTATGCCATTTTTCTCATGAGTAATGGAACTAAGGTAGTATATGGAAGCTTCTTATTTATGGTAACCAACTCATCAAACACCGTCCATATTGTTCTGTCGGCACCTGGTAAAGCTTGCATGAAGATACAGGCATTATTTACAGAACCGGGATCCCATCCGACTATTATCGGGTAATTTACATTTGGGAGAATGCCTGTTTTCGCATCCCCCCTCACATGTAGTGACTTATTAAAGTATGGGCCAAATATTGCATTACCCGCCGGTCGATCAATCCATTCACCCCGCACCATTCGTGCTTCCTCAATTGGGTCGGACTTAACTGCCTCTTGGATTCTGTCGTAGTATCCCGCAGGTAGGTTATCTATATTATCCTCTATCTTTACATGATAAACTGCGTAATCTGTATTCCATACTCCATCTTTATTGTATGGATCTTCAAAGAATCTCTTATATACCCAATGGCTCGGACCATCTGGATTGCAGGCTGCTAAATATTGCTGTGGGCCATGAATGCCCTGCCTGCGACCTAACTGCTGAACTACTGCATTGAAGTAATCATCTGTATCTAAGTTTGTAAGCTCATCCACAAATATCAAAGACGGTTCAAAACCCTTAATTCTATCTTTAATGAAAGACCCATAAGGAACTGATATTAGGCACACTCTAGAGGATCCACCAAACCGATTCGTTATATCTATAAACAAGTTCTTTTGAGTGTCTTGCTTCTCATCTGTATGCACCAGGTTAATACCGTCCACCCACTCGGGAAGTATCTCCACTTGCAACTTGTGCCATACCCCACCCATTGTTGCCTGAGATCGCACACCGACAATTATTAAAGCTAGAGCATTAAAGTTTTCATAGCAATGACGCACCAACTTATGCCCACCAAGTGAATAGGTTTTCCCGGAACCCCTTTCCCCATATGCAAGTATGTAATTAGATGGATCATCAAAGATCAGTCTCTGGGTTTTGGTTAACGATGGCAACCAAGGCTCAGACTCACCCTCTACTTCAGGAGAGCTTGCCTCAGGTGCAAACTTCTCAATCAGTATTTTGTGGTCAATCTTTGTTTTCTTCTTTGGCATCCTTTAATTCTTTAAGAGGTCGAAACCCTGGCTTTTTCTTTGTGCCCTGCTTTTCTTTTTCTCCTGCCAATTTAAGCTGAAACTCTAACCCTTTCAAAAGTCTGTCATAAAACTTACCCTGCTGTTCAGTTGCTTGGAGAAATAATCTAGTTTGCAGTATTCTCTCCTCAGCATCCATCTCCGGATCGTCAAGTGCATCTTTAAGTGCTTCCGTAACTTCAAAAAGAGACATATTCTGCCTAATGTTTACCTTCTGCGTAACTCTTAACGCTTCTGCCATTAGCAACCCAACAGAATCATCGAAGTCCTCAAATATCTTTAACTTCTCTACATTATTTGGATTAGATAAAATATTCTCTAGCTCATTATTAAATATAAACTTACTGTTTTTATCAATAGCACCAATTAATCTACTCCCCTCAGGGTCATCAAATTCGTTCTGTCGCTCCATTAACTCAATAGAATCGGGTTTTATATCCTTAGTGCCATTCTTTACCCAGATAGAATAAAGCTGGGGATCATGGTAGACGCGCTCCCTGATTTGCTTTGCGGGGACACCGAAGTGTTCACCTACTTTCCCGTAATCTCCATCTAGCTCTTTCATTGCCGCGGCTAGCACATCGGTTTTTATTTTATGAGTTCTGGGCATTTTGCAGTATTGATATGAGTGGAACAAATGTAGTCTCCCAATGACTACTCCTACGAAGGAAGGCATAAGTTCCCTTTCTCGTATAAGCTGCAACTCGGTTGCGATCTAAGTAATCAAACGGATCAAAGTTACAACCCTTACAGAATTGCTTAGCCTCACCAACGGTTACATTATCCCAACTTGTTAGTTTAGATATACGACGAACTGATTCAAGTTGTATGCCCCCACGGATAGCAACCTCTTGATCGCTCAGGGCACAGTGAATCCT